TACAGATGATAGCCGATGCGAAGTTTACCGACGATGATGCCAAGCGCGGACTAGAATGGTGCCAAGACCTAGCCCGCACGATGCTGACTGGTTTGGCGCAGAGCAAAAATCAGTAGGGGAGGAAAGCCATGGACCTGGAAATGCCCCAATGGCACGACACCGATAAGGCCCGTGATTATTTCATGGCCCACTCGGACAAGAATGTTTGGGAAAACGCCAAACAGTTTGTCGCCATGTGCAGCTATTCGCCAGTCAACGGCACGATGGAGAGTGACCGCACTGTTTCATTCCATGATGCTGCCGCGATTGCGCGGGCACTCTTCACCGAGCGCGAAATGCACAACGCTTGGCGCAAGCGTGCTGAGGAAGCCGAAGCGGAATTGTCCGCGCTTAAGAATTTGAAGTAGGGAGACCGGGCCTTGCCGCACACCATCGAACAGGACAACTGGATCAAAGAACAGTGGCAGCGCCTCATGGACAAGGATGACCGCAACTCGCCAGCGAAATATCCTGACATGTGTCTCATTACTGCCCAAGAGTTTTGGGGATTGGCCACGGGCGCTATCACTCTCGGAAATGATCATGGCTTTAAGACGTGGCTGGGCAAGCTGAGCGACGAACTGATATCGTCCTACGGTTACACCTCGCGAGAGGCGACGGCATACGTCCAAGATCAGCCGGAAGTCTGGCGCGAGTATTTCAATGACGACTACACACCATCAGACGCCGCCGCTGAGGATCAGCGCGCGGGTGTCGAATAGGGGAGCCTTGGTCGGCTCACCCGGGCTCTTGCGCCCGCATGACTGACCCAGACGGCACATAGCCGTCCAGTCTATTCCCCGTCGGGCGTATATGCCGGAATAGCGCGGTGCGCGCGCGGCCTTGCATAAGGTCGCCATTCTGCTTTCGATAGGGGAAGACGAATGGCCTGACGTGCGAGGGGAACTTGTCCAGCATCAGCCCCACCTCTTTATCCGTCAGATCTGGGCCAGTTTGCGTCATGCGCGCCGCTTTCAACGCCTCGCCAGTGTCGATAATGATCTTCCGCGCTTGCCGGTCTATCAGCGACCAAATCGCGTCGAAGTCGGTCCAGAACTCTTCTGGCAATTCCTTTCTGAAAGCTATCAGGTCATCGCCGTTCATCATGGATTCCCAGACGGCAAGCGGCGTCAGGCGCGAAACCATCCGATGAATGCGCAGATATTCCTCGCCCTTCACTTTCAGGCGCATGCCGTTCTCGAAGCGCAGCACCCACCCTTCGTCGTTGGCTGGCAATGTTTTTGCACTCGCCAATAGCTCAGAGATTGCGGCGACCGGATATCGTTTTGCGAGCGGCCAACCTAGCCGCGTGGCCGTCTCAGAGAGTTCGCCATAACCCAGCTCGCACCCACCGGCGTCATATGCCGCCAGCAGAACAAGCGCCGTGTAGCTGTATTGAATGACAATGCGATTCTGCGGGTATATCGCTTCACATAGATATGTTGTGCCGAGGTCGAGTGCGCTCAGATCATGGCGCTCAATCCAGTCTTTGGCCCACATGGCTTGCTCGGATTTGAGCGAGCCCTTTGTGGCCGCGCGCCAGCCATTATGCCAGAATAGGATAATCAGGCTACCGTCTAACTTCTCGAATATCTCAAATGGCAAGTCGGGAATCGTGTCGCTGCGTTCCGACACATTGAAGAATTTTTCAAAGGGCGTGGCTACCACTCTGCGGTTGTGGCAATCTAATATCAGACCGCGCGCAAGTTTGCTGAATTCATCCCAAGCGCGGTCGTAGACGCATGATTTTGAATAGCAGAACAGCGACAGGCCGCGTTCCTGATCGGTCATGATGTTAACGGTGCCGCGCTCAACGCATTCCATCAGGCCATTTAAGAGATCATCAAAGGCGATTACGCGAGCGCGGTGCGTGGTCATGATCTGGCAAACTCCCCGAATACCTTTTCAGCATTTGAAAGATATGCCGTTTTTGCTTCTTCTAATGTGGCGTACCCACCGCAAGCCGTGCCATCGACATCGAAGATTACGCAGGGCTGGCTCATCACATCTTCCCCAGACCCTTGGCCGCAAACTCGATCTTCGAGCCTTCGGGCAACGCCGCTTCGATCCCGTCAATCGCCTTGGTGGCCTTATAGAGGCTATCGGCGTCGGACATCTGTAAGGGTATCGAGACCGTCATGCGGACGACAAGCGCGTCGGTGCGGCGCTTCTTCTTGGCCGCAGTCGTAATTGGCTCCGGTGCGGGCGCAGGAGTTTGGGCGTGCGATTGGATATCGTGCGGCTTCATTTTTGGTCCCTCTTGGTTGCGGCGTAAGAATGCAGGCAGTTCTAGGCTATCGCTCATGCGAACATATCCTTCGTTTTCGGGCAGCGATATGGAATCTCTTGACCAACTTCGACAAAGGCTGTGCAGCGAGCGCCGGGTGCGCCAATCATGCCTGGGTCAGAACCTTCGTCTTTAACCCATTCCTTGGGATAGTCAGGATGGTCGATCGCTAAGGCGAATACGTTTGCCAAGATCGGGCAACTAATTCCCTCCTCCGGGTCGTCGCGCAAGTCTTTGTCGCGCTCACAGTGAAAGCAAAAGCACGACATGAAGATATCGCCTTCGGTGCCGTTCGATGGTCGATAAGGGCGCGTCATCATCGCCTCACCACCGAACCGTCCATCTTCTTCTTCCAGCCGGAATCGCGCGAACCCGCCATAGGCTGGCCCTTCCGTTTCTTGATGCCGCGCAACATGTCTTGCTGGTGATTCGTTTTGGCGATTAGTGGCGCGTCACGGTGCGCCGACTTCCATTTATGACATTTTGGACAAACCGCAGCGCAGTTTTCAAGGCTTGCGTCCTTACTCTGGGCATCCGGGTCCACATGATCATATTGAACGCCAAGATTAAGGTCATTGGTGCATCGGACGCCTGAGGGTAGGCCATAGATCGGGCCTGACGCCTCGCACATGCCAGCCGCGCGGTCCCAAGCGTCACGCCGCGTCTGCACCCTGAACTCGTTGCGGCTCATGGTGTGGCCATATAATCGGCTGGTGTAGGACCCGATTGCCGCTCTAGCTCTTGCGGCGTCACGCCAATCATGGAGGAGATCAGATCCATTATCGCGCTCTTGCTTTCCTGAAATTCCTTCTTCTTCATGGCCCGGCGGGACTGGCTCTTTGCAACGCGCTCGACAATAAATCCGCCCCGGACAATGACAAGCGCAAAATCATCCTTGGTCCGCAAATGCGAGGCTACGCGGAGCGCGGCCGGGTTGGTGCCGCAATCAATAACCGTCTCATGGAAATAGCCGCAGTCGATCAGTGCGCGCTTCCGCAAATGCTCAGATGTTGGGTAGGAATCCGAAAGGTTCTCAGGCAGTGTTTTCCACGCTTCATGCAGCCATGCGAACTCGTGCTTGTGAGTGTCGGAAGACCGTTCCTCGGAAACGTCAAGGCGGTATTCTTCCGTGTCGCAGTATGACCGATCGGCAAGTTTCCTATTGCGCGGGATCATGACTGAATGTTCAGCGTCCCACCGAAAATATTGCGGCGTTGGTGCGGTCATGCCGTGTAAGCCGCTTTCAGCTTGGCCACCGTATTTTCGACCTCCGCCAAAAATGCCATGATCTCGCCTTCCAGTTCTCCGAGCAGGGCATTATCCCGCATGACGCGCTTGGTGAAAAGCCGCATGGATTCCGGCATTCGAGGGTCATAGGACACCCAATCGCACCAAGCCCTATTTGTGCAGGCGAGTTGCCACTGCATCTGGTAATTATATTTCGCGGGCACGGAACCGCCCAAGAGGGTTTCGATATGGGTGGCCGTATTGGGACACTTGATCTCAACTAGCCCGTTACCCCCCACCAGGCCGTCAGGGGAAGCCCCCGACTGGCTTATTGTCGGGTGGACAACAAACCCTACCTCCGCCACGGGAAGCCCGCTGTAGAACTCATATGCGGCCCTGGCTTGGGGCTCAGTTTCAGTGCCCCACTTCATGGCAGAGTTGGTAAATGCCTCCCCCGGTGTGCTGGTCAGCCGTTCGGCCACCAGTTGGGCGGCATAATTCGCCCTAGATGCCCCCCAGCCGCTTTTGGTCTTTGCCATTAGGTCAGAGATTCGGGAAGCGGTAACCTTCCCAAGTCGTTCGGCAAGCCATTCTTCCGTCCCTTGCTCGCTCATGTCTTTTCCTTCGCCTTGACCTTCTGGCTGCGGGTATTGATGACCTCGATTGCGCGCGGGTAGTCCTTAGTCGGAAGCTCTAAGATGTTCGCCACGCCCATATATTTGCAAAAGCCAGGAACATCGGCTTTATCGCGGGTCAGCATGGATAAAAGCTGCTCGGCCTGTTCTTCGGTGATGGTGCCGGGGTCGCCGCCTTTCTTGCCGTCATCGTCTTCGCCTTTGGTACGGATATTGAGCAAAGCGGAGGCGGTGTAGCGCATGGCGTATTTGGTCGATGATCCAGCGGCTTGGACATTGTTCTTGCTGCCAGAGGTATCGAGCGGCAATGTCATGGCGGATTCTTCGCTATGCCCCTCTCTATGGCTTAAGACGGCGGTGACAACCACCTTGCCCTCAGCCGTGTTTCCAGTTCGGAAAGTAAGCGTGAATCCATGCTCGTTCAGGATGGGGGTTATGGCTTCGTCAATGTCTTCCCACTTCGCATAAGGCGTTGACTGCGTGAGATCGCCCGTCCGCTTGCCGCTTGCGTCTTTCTCTCGCACCTCAATGCGCCCCTTGCGGTCAATCACGGGGAGTTTTGGTTTCACCAGCAGCATATCGCGGTTGTAAGCCGCCTTTGCCTGCCGATCCTCAAGGCGGATTGCCATGTCCAGTAGTTTTTCCATCTTGCCGGCATCCACGCTTGGATCACTCGCGGCGCGGTAAATCATCGCCAGCATGGAGGTGGGTTCAGGGACGCCGGGCAAACTTTCCTGGCGCTCTGCAATGGCTGTCCTTGTGTTCATAAGTCTTTCTCCTTTGTGAGCGCGGTGCCTAGCACTTGCTTCAATTCATTGGCTGATTGTTTCTGCTCTGGTGTCGGGACGAACGGATTGCAGAAGTCACAACGGCGCTGGCAAAGCTCGCAACCCTCTTCGGCATTGATGCAGCATCCGTCGATGCAGTGATAGGTATAGCCTTCGTCGCACTGACCGCAAAATTCTTCCTGATCGTCCACCATGTAAGTGTCGATTAAGCATTGCTTGCACAGATCGCCGTCCTCGATTTCGATACCACACGTCTGGCATGGGTGCGTCAGCACCAGTTTCTCGCCCTCAAATTCCAAAACCGTTTTCACAGGTTCGCCACCCTCAACGCCACCGCGACCACAACCAGCGCCAGCACGATGATAACACACCTCAGGATTAAGATTGTGCGCCTGGGCTTGCCGTAGTCGCGTGGGAGTGTCGGCGCATGTAGCGCATTGCCAGTGGCGACGGCCCAGAGTTCTTGCTCGGTCATGGCGCGTTCCCCACCGGGGCGACATAGCCGATAGGCTTCGTGCCGTTTTTCTCATGCTCGGCCATCGTCTCGATCCAAGCCAGTGCCCACGCATCCGGTATTCCACCGTAGTTTTGCGGTGGCCACCCCGGATGCGCGCGTGCATGAATCAGGCGCGCGGCGCTTTCCCAACCATATTTTTGCTTGAGCGTCCAACCGATATCGCCAGCCATGTTGACCAGATTTCCCGCAGTACACATTGGCGTGTTGCAGATATTTTCTTCTGGCGTTGGCCTTTCTGGGCCGAATGTCCGTTGGCTGAATTTGCGCTTCTCCGATTGAATGTCGGACAGCAACCGCGAATAGACATTTTCCAGAACGGGAATTTCATCAAATTCTCTCATGTCGCTCGGGGTCCAGCCCGCCGCTATCATGTCGCTCGGGGTCCAGCCCGCCGCTCTCATGTCGCTCGGGGTCCAGCCCGCCGCTCTCAGGGCGCTCGGGGTCCAGCCCGCCGCTATCATGTCG